TTATGAAGAACCTGCGAGAGATGAATTAGTAATGGCAGGAGGTTCTACTGGAGGATCTTCTTATGGAGAAACTCAAAGTAGTATGCCAGATATACGAGTACCATCTGCTTCTGGTAAGGACAGCAGTGGTTGGAAAGATATCCGTTATAAATTCGGGTAAATAGGAGTAGGAGAATATAACAATGTCAGAAACAACTAAACAAGTATCTGGTCAAAGAGCAGGTGCAACAGCAGTTAAATCAGCAGTTATAACGAGTAAGACTGATACTTCCCGTCAAGTAAATGTCGCGGGTGGATTTATTGAATTTAGATACTATGAGAGTATCTTGCAAGATGGTATAATGGGGTTCTATGTCTTTGCAGATACTGGCAATTCAATAGACAAAAAGACAGTTTATGAAGGTCTTCCTTTGACTGGAAGTGAACCATTTGATTTTGTTGCTGAAGATAACTTTGAGAATGAACTAAAAGTGGAATTATTGGTTAGTAAAACCGCCCCATTATCTGATAAACCAGGTAAGTCAGCAATGGTTCTTCCCTTGGTATCAGAAGCATATGCTATCAATGATACTAAAAATGTTAGAAAGTTTTTCCCAAATCAAAAGATTTCTGATCATGTCAAATCTTTGATTACAGATTTCTTATTGTCAGAAAAGACATTAGATATTGAAGAAACTAGTAATACTCTTAAAGAATATGGATTAAATAGAAAACCATATTATATGTTGAACACCTTCGCTAAAAAAGCACAACCATCTGGTGGTGAGGGCAAGACAGCAGGATACTTTTTCTTTGAAACCGCAGAGAAAATGGTCTTCAAATCTATTGATAGTTTCTTTGATGAAGAAAAGAACCCAAGAAAAAAATCAATTATTTACAATGAAACCCCAGATGGAAACAAGGATGATTTGCCAGCAGGATATGACTACAAGGCATTGACCTATGATAAGTCAAATGCTAACATTATGGAGATGTCTAAGATGGGAGCATTCTCAACTGCTTCCATAACATTTGATCCAATCAATTTTAATTTTAAACGAACTGTTTTATCTACAATAGAAGAGATAGTAGAGACTGTTGATGATACAATTGAACCACTTGCTACAGCAGCTAAAGAATTGGTTGGATTTAATGCAAATCTTATCAAGGAATTTTCAAGAACAACAATGAATTTCCTTGATACTGGAGCTTTTGCTGAAACTGTTGATGAATCTAAAGAGAATAACTTTGACTTTGGTGGTATTTACAACCAATCGATTATGAGATATAATCAGGTTTTCGCATCACAAGTAAATATAACGATTCAGGGAGACTTCTCTTTACATGCAGGAGACATGATATTCTTTGATGCTCCATCTCCGCAAGCAAAACCTAACACAGAGAACGATGAGATTGACAAGCAGGCTGGGGGTCTATATATTATAGCAAGTCTATGTCATTACATAACACCTGATAGAACTCTAACTAAACTCTGTTTAATAAGAGATTCCTTCGGGAGACAAGGAAACCACGCAAAAAGGTAACAGTACATGGAAAGCATCGAAAAGCACATTGAGACGGATAAGCAAATTCTTGAAAATCCAACAACTTCTCCCCAGCAACGTCGCCACGTAGAGGGAGAACTGCATGAACTTGAAGTTTATGCTGAAAATCACAGAGAAGAGATTGAAGCAGGTGACCATCACGATCCCACAGCATTGGAACTCTATTGCGAGATGGAACCAGATGCAGACGAATGTAGAATGTACGACGACTGAATATGGCACAAGACGGGGGAGCATTATTTGATTCTGGTTTATTAGGATCCAGTTTTCACTGGTGGATCGGTCAGATTGCTGACGATTCCGTCTGGAGAGAAAATGTTATAGCTGCTCCTCATGCAAGTGAAGGTGAAAATATAGGTTGGGGTAGAAGGTACAAGGTAAGAATTCTTGGTCTTCATGATCAAGGTGAAACTGAAATACCTTCTAAAGACTTGCCCTGGGCTAATGTGATGATGCCCGTAACATCGGGAGGAAGTCTCAATAATAGTAGTCAAACGCCAGCACTCCGTCAAGGAAACATGGTGTTTGGTTTCTTCATGGATGGAACGGCAATGACCGTTCCCATCATCATGGGAGTTCTGTCAAATAATGCTCAGAATGAAACTGCACTGACTGTTGGTGATAATAGAGTCACTAATAACCAAGCAGGATCTCTGGCAGTCAGTGGATATGCTGATGGTCAAGTACTTAAGGATCCAAAAACTGGAGAGAAACCAACTCCTCCTGATGGTGATATAAAATCAGAGCACCCCAACTCATCTGCTGCAGCTCAACAAGCACCAGCAGGTGTAAAACTGAATAAGTATGGATTAAGACCAGATGTTCCACTGAATCAAGTTCCTGGAGGACTAGAAGCAGCACAGGCAGCAAGAGAGAAGGCAAGATCACAAGGTAAGTCAGTTCAAGAAGTAGAAAATGCTGCAATGGCAGCAGTGCAAAACCTTTTATCTGCTAGAGAAGCACAACAGACAGCACCTACAGCTCCATTCAAAGCAGGGGCACAAAGAGAAAGTCCTGATGTTCAGAATATTACTGCTGGTGATGTAAAAGAACAGGACTTGGCAGAAGAAAAAACTGTCATGCCCATCCCCGATGAACCTGTGCAGTCTGCAATGAAAGCAATTCAGACTATCATTGATAATATCTCTCAAAAGATGGATAAGTATTTGAATGCCATCCAGAGTTATGTTGATACTGTATCAAGCACTATGGGAGGTGGTGAAACTGCTCTTGAAGACATGATCTGCAAGGGTGCAATGCAGGCAGCAAAATATATGAAAGTATTGATGGACAAGATAATGGAATTTGTTTTGAAGCAACTCAATGCTGTCATGACAAAAGTTGTTGCTTCATTGCCATCTTCTTTTAGAAATCAAATGGGTGATCTGAAAGAAAAATTGAATGAAATGATTTTGGGAATGTATAATCAAATGATTGCAGGACTTGGCGATCAGATGTGTTCTGCTTTATTGGAATCATTGCAACCCACTAAGAGAATAGAAGAAGCAAAAGCTTTTGCAGAACAGCAAGGTTCAGGTAGTGGACAGAGTGGTATTGATCCAGATACTGGAAATGCTATTGGTGTTGGAGATCCTGTTCGTAATGATGGTAAATTTATAACTGCTCCAAAAGTTCCAATGTGTTATGCTGAAAGTGTAGCATCAACTGTAATATCCAAAAACAAAGATCAGATAGAAACTGCGAATAGAAATGTTGTTCGTAGTTTAAACATGTATCTTGAGGGAGTTCAAGGAGAAATGGATAGCGTTGCCAGTACTTTGAGGTCTGGAAAAGAGTTGATGAGTGCTGGATTGGGAGATTTATTCGGAGACTTTGGAGCAAGTGCTGATATTATATCTGACGGTATGGATGGTACAGTGAACATGATTCCTGATATTGCTGGTGGTCTTGGTTCTGCTCTTGACTTTGTTAATGTTATAGCAAATGTCTTTGCTGGAGAATTAGAACCAAAGAAAGCAATCAATGATTTCTATCAACTTGCTACGGGTGGATCAGGAGCATCTGCATCTGAACTTCCTAGTGTTGAATCAATTGGTGCTTCTGTTGCTGAAAGTGGTATAGCAAGGGCGGAGAGAATGCCAACACCGCCACAGCAACCAGATTATGCTACTCCAAGAAAAAATGAACCAGATGTTCAAGTTGATCTTAGTGATGCAGGATATGATGATGCTAGTTATAACCCAGATGATTACCTACAAATAGCCTAATAAATATTCACACATGACATCGGAAGAAGTAGTATAAGATGGCAGGGTCTAAGTCCGACAGAAAAATTAATGCAGAATATACTATCTTTGCTAATGGTAAAAAAGCAAATGATAGTGTTCGTGTCGGATATATTGACTCAAAGAGAGGATATGTAAGCGGTCTCACTGTATATCAAGCAAACAAATATGCAGAAAGAAATCCTGGTACTCAATTTATTCTAGCGAATAGAGATAAAATAAGATATATCAATATCAATGAAGTTAATAAATTAACAAATAAAGATATTTTACCAAAACACTATCCAAAAGGTCTTGTAGATGAAAATAATGAATTTGATCCTTGCAATACGGTAAGGGGATTTAAAACTGCCAATCCTAATGTTCCTGGTGGAGAAGAACCAGTAATTAAAGTGGATCCTAATCAAGAGCGGCCCTTCAGTGAGAGTGGTCAAAATGTTAGAAGTGCAAAACTAAATTATGAGAGATATGATTCAGAACGTGACATAGGTAGAGTAAGAATAGAACTTCAAGGTGGGGGTGGAATTGGTGCTATTGCAACTCCAATTGTTGGACTTGATGGTTCGATCCTTCATGTCCGTGTGATTCATGGTGGATTTGGATATAAATTTCCACCACAAGTTCGTATCATTGATGATAATAAGAGAGGTGCGGGTGCTAGAGCCAAATCTATATTAGGAAGTACTTCATTTGTAACAGAAAGATTTGAAGATGAAGCAGATGTAGAAGAATATGATTTTGAGTTAGGTGAATATGATTATGATCCCGACGATAATGCTTGGGGAAAGGTTTATTCGATGGACAGTCAAACAGTAGTTGGAGATTGGAATCCTGCTAACATTTTGAGTTTGACCAATGCAAATAGTTTTCAAACAGAATTGAATGAATACTTGGCATTTCTTAAAGGATTTGATCCAAATAAACCTTGGTGGACAACTAGAGATGAGACTCCAGTAAGAGTAACTGGTGCTGGCACAAGTAAAAAAGCAAAGAAGTTTGGCAGTGCATTATTTCCCGTAGAGCATTGGGCATGGGGTGGTGAAAGAGAGCAAGATGACTTATTTCAGGATGTTGAATTTGAAGTTTATGGACAAGGATCATATAGAAATAGACAGATCTATTTCCAGTTTGAAGCAGAAGATGGATCTCATCAATTCAGGGTTAAAGGTGTCACACACGAAGATAGAAGTGGAAAGAAGAGAACTCAAATAGTATCTCTTAAAGCAAACACAACATATAATGTTACTTCTAATATAAGGAAGAAACTAAAAAATAGTGAGCAGATAAATTCCGAACAAGGTCTTATAGAAGAAGCAGGTAAAGATCCAAAAGAAATAGCAGGAAAAAAAGCAATTGGGCAAAGATCTAAAGCTATCTTTGCAGATGTTATTGGATCTGCAAATGATAATGATGATATTCAAGTAACTGCTAATATTGGTAATTTCAAAGCGGGTGAAAGAACCATAGTTGAGTTTGGTGCTCCAGATAAAAAACTAGCAAAAAAACTTGAAGAGGTTGAAAAGAACGAAAATAACCGATATAGAAGAGGTACTTTTGCTTTAACTTATCGTCTCAATAGAAAAAAGCAAATAACTTTTACAAATAAGATTGAACCTAGTTTCATGAATAGGTATGCTGTTGCACCACAGTTTGCATCAAATCGACTTGGAACAGATAAAGCAGACAAACCTTATTCATTATTTTATGAAGAGTATTTTCCACATAAGGGCGAGTATGTCTTTAGAGGAGCGGCTGACAATCGGGGTGAAGTCTTCTTAGATGGGGAGAAGATCATGGATATCACTGATACTTTTCGTGGAAAACCTGTAAAGTTGAAGAAGACGGTGGAAGAAGGTCTTCATGAAATCAGAATTGATTTATTGAATTTCCCACAAAAGAAAATTATTAAGGAAACTTACACTGCTGATGGTGGCGACAAGACCAAGATAAGAACTGTCAAGTTTCATGTTGTTGGTAGTGGAAGCGGCAGACATAGAAAAATTAAATGCGTCTTCACAAATAAAGCAGATCCCTCCGATAACTTCACTATTGATAATGATGGGGAGAATGAAGAGACTAGACTTGTATATCGTAAAGTAACTGCTGGTGCAAAATATGATGTTAAGTTCATAGCAACTGCTGAAAAAATCGACCCAAATAAGGAAAGAGAGATTTCGATTGATATAGCACCTCCTGGAGAGAAAGGTAGATCAAGTGAGGCAAAAATTGGTAGTGTAGAACGTAAAAAAATTAAGTATCTTGATGGGGATGGAGATGATGCAAATGCACAGTTGAGCATTGACTCAACATCACCAGGACTAATTGCTAGATTTAGTGATGATGGATCTAGAATTATTACAAAAGGTAATGGCGATCTTTCTTTAAAGCTTAAGTGGGATGATAACCCCAAAATTGCAGGTAAAGCAGTTGGAGAATTAAAGATTGAAGATGAAACCTTTAAACAAAAAAATAAGAAGGGAGAAATTATTAAGACTATTACAGTTGGAAAGGAAAGTGCAAATGCTCTCATAGAACAAGGTTGTGTTGAAAACGGCACCAAGAATAAAGAAACAAAAGGAAGTTCTAGTAGAGTCTTTGCAGACTATCTTGGATCTGCGAATGACAATGATGATATGCAAGTCTTTGTTAGGAAAGGTGGTGTTTTCACATCATCTAATAGAAGGAGAATTAACAGAGATGGTGTGGAAGGTGGTGAAAGGGGTAGAGGTACTTTTGATCTTGAATATGTATTTGATGTAAAAACTAGTGGATTAATACAAAACCTTTGGCAAGATCTCAAAGATAAGGATATTGTCGATGACAAAACTGGCGAATCTTTAGAGAGAGATGATATTGAAAAAGCAGTGGTATTCAATACAAGAGACTTTATTGATAAAGCAGACAGAAAACTTTATAGAATGAGACCTGATGTTGGTCCTTTTGGAGACTTCTTCAATAGAGATGGTATCACTCCGTTCAATCCAGTAGAACTTAAAAAAGAGATTATTGCTGTCCCCCCTACAGTACCACCTGCTCCTTTTGTAAAACCAAAAGCAAAATTCATAACAAAAAATGGTGAGGTATTCTTAAAAGTTATTGGAACTGGTAAAGCAAGGATTGGATTTAAATTAAAAGTAAACGACAACTTTATAACTTCTGGTGTATTTGCACGAGAGGTAAAAATTAGTTCAGATGACTCAGATGTTCGTTTAAAAAGGACACCGATTCGTGATGGGGGGAGTATACTCGAAGAAAGAGAAACTATATTTGGATCTGCTGAATTTACAGCAGGTAAAGAATATAAAGTCGTTTCTGTTGGAGGATCACCAACTTCTGGATTCAAACCAGTAGATGATACTATTATTTTTGATGATGATATTGTAGATGGTCTTGATAATAATGGAGAACTTTTCGTTGATTATATTAGACCAATTGATTCGCCTAAATCAGCACCACCAAAACCCCCTAAAGATGGTAAGAATGATTCATCTGACAAAAATTTAGATGACCCAATAGGTTCTTGCGATGATTATGCAGGAATTCATAAAATTGTTTGGAAAGATGTTAAGTTCCCCGCATCAGGAACTTACACAGTAGATATTCAGGTTGATGATAATGTTCGTCTTGAAATTTTTAATAAAAAATTCAGAGCACAAACATTAGATGTAAAAGGATTTAGAGGTCCAGGAAGATCTAAAGGAAAACAAACATTTTCATTAGAGGTTCAAAAAGGAACTTATACAATTAGAGCATTCTTGGAACAGATTACTGGTAAGTCAATCTATGCAGGCAATCCAATGGGACTTGCTATCAATATTAAAACTGCATATGTTGATGTCAATAAAGAAGTTACACTTGTTCAGTCTTGGAATCAAAATCCCTTTGGTGCTGCTTTAACAATTAAAGCTCCCCCACCACCAATTCCCATTGAACCAGTAGTAAAACCAGAGGGTCCTTGTCCACCAAATCCAATTTGGACAACTAGACACCCTGCCAAGGAACAATGGCATCCAGTAACTCATCGCTTTCCTAGTGGAAGAAGATCATGGAGTAAATTCATGAATCGTTATGCAATGTCTCCTGTTCTTCCTATCGGAACTAAAGGTAGTGGATATAGTGGTTCGGAATGGAGTAATACTTGGACTGCCAATATTCCCTTTCAAGGTTTCTATGTTTTCAAAGGAACTGTTGATAACTTTGCTGAAGTTACTATCACTCAAGATTCCGACAACAGTGAATCTCCAGAAAATCTTCTGGAAGTAATTAAAAAAGTTAATGGATTCCGCACTGAAAAGGAAGATCTTACTAGGAATAAGATTTTCTTGTATAAGGGTAAGGCTAATATTAATATTACCGTCAGAAATGGGGAGAGAATTAAGTACAAGCAAGTCACCAGGAAAATATTTGATACTAAAGATTGGGTAACAAAACCCACCGACAAATCAGAAAAAGTTGACGTTAAGTTTGATGTCTATGGAGCAGGATCACAGAAAAATATGGGATTGAAGTTTGTCTTCAAAGAGAAAGGTGGAGATCATAGTTTTACGATTGACAATGTTGATGAAAGTAGAGAAGTAAAGACAATTAAAAAGAGAGTAAAACGCAACACTGACTACAAAGTTACTGCGATTGCTACTGGAACTCATACTCTAAAAAATACTGAAGACAAGAAAAATAATAAAAGAGAATTTAATATTGATTTTGATGGATTAAACAAAGCAAATGATCCTATTCAGGTCTCAAATGCTGGAAAATTTTTAAAATTATTGGATGGTGATGGAGATGATAGAAATGCAAAGTTTGAAATTCAATCATCATCTCCTGGATTAGATGTTGTATTTTCTGATGACGGTAAAAAATTAGTTGTTAAAGGTAATGGTAATGGTGACGTAACTTTGAGACTTAAGTGGGATGATAATCCCAGAGATGCTGGTGTCGCCGTCAAGAGTATTAAAATACTTGGTGAAACTTGGAGACAATCTGGAAGGAAAGGAGAAGAAACTAAAACTATTAAAATCGGTGGTAACTCAAACACTGGTGGAAAAAGAAAGAACATCACTAAGAGTTTTCCCATTACATATGATCAACTTAATTCTACGAATAATCCTATCAATGTTTCTAGTGATGGAGAGGTAATAAGACTGAAAGATAGTGACGGTGATGATACAAATGCAAAAATGACCATTGCTGATGTCAAGGGTGGCACCGCCAAATTCTCTCCAGATGGAAGATCTTTGATATGTAATGGAAGTGTTGATGTTACAATTGATTTTGATGTAAATGATAATCCTAATAATGCTAATATTGCATTAAGATCTTTTACTATTGGCAATAAAAGTTGGCTCTATACTAGTAATGGAGGACGTGGTGAAACTAAAAATGTAAAACTTGATGCGACTCAATCAGTTCCCACACCACCTGAAGAAGTGAAGCTTGTCCCAGAACAAGGGACACTGAAGGAAGGATCATTTGGTTCTAGTAAAAATGCTGATGCTAAAGAATCTTCTAAACCATCTAATGTTATCTTTGCTGATATTGTTGGTTCTGCGAATGATAATGATGACACGCAGATAAGATGTAATAAAGGTGTCTTTACTCCATCCAATAAAAGAGGCGTCTTTGGAAATAAAGGTAGAAGCACTTACGATTTAACATTTAGAGTTGATGTTGCGGAAGAATCTGTAGAAGAAATTACTAATATTGGTGAAGGATTCGGTAAATATGATGTTAAAAATCAAGAACTCTCTAGATCAGTCACTGTTGGTCCCCCTGTAGGTCTCACAGTGAACACAGCACCTGTAATTGTGAACCCAACTCTTGCAACTTATAGAAAAGGATCACTTGGACCATTCTTATCTCCATTCTTCCCATTGGGAACAAAAGAAAGTGGCAGTAACCTTCAAGGTAGAACTTGGGAAATGGTATGGGAGGATGTTGATTTTCCACTTGATGGAAAATATAAGATTGAAGTTGAAGGGGATGACACTCTGGAAGTTTTCATAGGAGAAAATTTAAAAGATAGTTTCGGTAGTGAAGGTTATAAATCTGTCGCTTCAGCAAGTACCAATAAGGGAGTTAAAGCCTATGAATATAGGGTCACAAATCCTGGAAAGCGTAGTATCAAGTTGATCTTACAGAATGCCAGCATACCTGGAACTAATTTTATAAGTAATCCTACTTTAGCTGCTTGTAGAATTACTATTGAAGAAAGTATAGAACTTGCAGACCGAAGATCCTGGTTGAGAAATCCGGTCGGTATTAGTGCAGTTCTTCTTGCTCCTCCTTGCAGTAGACAGGTTGGTGGTATTGGAACAGTTGCTAAAGTTATTGTCGAGGAACCAGGAAATTCTTATCCACCACCACCCGATCCACCACCAGGTGTTCCTGGTCAAGTCACTCTTACAAATATTGTACCACAAAAAACAGGTATCGGATACACTGATGGAGATCTTGTCTGTATTGAAAAGGAAGATGGAACAAGGCAATGTTTCACGCCCATTATTGGAGAATTTGGAAAGATTACTGGAATTCCAATACCACCACCGCCACCAGGAACTCCACCACCACCAGGAACTCCAGGACCACCTGTACCTCCACCACCTGAAGAACCACCTTCGCCGCCACCACCACCACCACCAGGAACTCCAGGACTACCACCTCCGCCACCACCTCCTGTTATCACCACTTATCCAAAAATTACTGTTACTACTAGTACTGGAACTGGATTTGTACCAGGTATTGAAACTGAACTGCGTGTTGATACTCCAGAAGTTGATCCAGAGACCGTGATTCAGATCACTGACCTTGCTGGTCTTAAGCAGACTGGATATATTGAGGGTCGTCCATACTATGGAGAGGTCTTCTTTAAGGATGGCATTCCTTTCGCTGGAAGATACGAAACTGCTGGAAGACTTATTCAAGTCTATGCTACCCTTCAGGAGAGTATCGATGCTGAAGTCACCACTAGACCTTCTGCAATTCAGAGATCTGGTACTGATATTAACAGTAACAATCCTAGACTTAACATTCCAGGAACTCCAGATAATCTTGCTTAAATAGTTCTTATTAGATAATATAAATGTCAACCAGATCCAATACAAATAATAGTAGGACAGGACCACAGTCTGGAACTGCTAAACGCAATTATACTGCCCTTGAGTATGGAAATGATAATGGTTCTATTGCCTTTGGTAAGGTTCATAAGAAAGGAGATGTGACTTCTGGCGTGATGCTTCAGGCAAAAGATGGTCGTCATCGATTCTATATGGATAATGATGGTCAAAGAACAGGATATACAACACTGACTAGTCCTGGAACCACCCAAATCAGGTCTGGAATGGATCTTGATGCAGAACAAGATGGTCTCGTCCTTATTGCAGATAATGGTGATATTGACATTATTGCCAGTAATGGTAAAATAAGAATGGTTGCTGATGATATTGAATTAGTTGCTGTTGGTGCTCTCGATCAGGGAAATATTAAACTAAATGCTAGTGAATCTATTCTGTTTGATTCCAAAAAAATAACATCTACTGCAAAAAACCTTCTTAGATTAGCAACACCAAATACACTTGAAATTGTTGCAAATGGTCAGATGAAAATGATCGCCTCTGTTGTAAGAGGAGCTACTAATGCATGTGATTTAAAAGATGACAAATACGGGCATCAACGAATGATGAAAGACAACTTTAAAGTAGGATAAAATGTCACTTATTTTCGACGATCTTAATGTTGGAGGACAACTCAAAGTAGGAATTGGTATTGTTCCTGCCGTTGGAGAGGGCCCAACGAAAGTAAATGGTTCTGTGTATGCAGAAGGACCTGTTGTTTTTGGTGGTGCCAAGGAATTTGTTTCTCCATACGCAACAGTTTGTATTGGTGCGTATGGAAATTCTGATGACTCTCCCGTTTCTTCTGTTGCAGGAATAACTCCTGGAGCATTGATTCCTGGAGGAAATCATAGTAAGTATTCTCTTGCTGTCTCTGGTCCAACAGCACTTCTTGGCGTAGTTGACACTAATGATGATGTATTTCCTGGTGGAAACTTAATTGCTCAAGGGCATGTTATGTCCAATAATGGAGGACACATTCTTGCAGCAAAGAAAAACTTTGATATTCCTCACCCAACTAAACCTGGACATCGTTTACGTCATACCTGTCCCGAAGGACCATCAAATGATGTTTACTGTAGAGGAAGAGTAGTAAATAAAAAAGAAATTTTGTTACCTACATATTGGAAGGGACTAGTTGATTGGACAACAATCACAGTTAACCTTACTCCGATTGGAGCACATCAAAACGTGATTGTCAAAAGAGTTGACGAAGAAAAAGTATATCTTCAATCAAATGGAGGTATTCCAATTAATTGTTACTATCAGATTTTTGCTGAAAGAGCAGATGGAGAAAGACTTATCCCTGAATATGAAGGAGAATCTCCAGCAGACTACCCTGGAAACAATGATGAATATTCTGTTTCTGGTTACCACTATGATAAGAGAGGAGAATAATGGCCGCTGAATTTTTAAAACCTGAGATTAACTTTGATACTCATTGTGGTGATCAACCAACTTTTGGTAGATTCTCTACAATGTATGATTATCCGACCAAGGGTATCACCCAAGCAACTTCTTACCCATCAGAAGCATGTAAACCTTGGTTACATTACAACATGCGACTGGGTAACTTACAAATCGATCAAACTTTAGCAGTTGGTGGAAATGCAACATTTGGAGGAACTGTAACTGCTCCAACATTTCGAGGAAGTATTAATGTTCAATCTTGGAAAGGATTTGATATTAAACACCCCAATAAACCAAATCATCGTTTAAGACATATTTGTCTTGAGGGCCCTGAGGCAGGAGTATATTACAGAGGTAGACTCACTGGAAAAAATACCATTGAACTTCCATCTTATTGGGAGGGATTGATTGATGTTGATAGTATCACAGTAACTCTCACTCAGATTGGATCTTCTCAAGATTTAATTGTTGAGAGCATTGATTGGGGTAAAGTTGTTAAAGTAAAATCTGGTAATGGAACTGGTATTGATTGTTATTATGTAATCCAAGCATCAAGGATTGATGGTGAACCTCTCATTGTTGAGTATGAAGGAGAAACTCCTGCGGAATATCCAGGAGATGATAAGCAATTCTCAATTTCTGGTTATGATTATGATGCCCGTGGAAATAAGAGCACGAAGGAGGATAATCAGTAATGCCCAATCCATTTTCAGGAGACACCACTACCACTGGAGCAAGAGCAGGTAATGCCGCATATAATGAGTTACAAAGTCTACAAAATAGCGAAGATGATGCTATCATAGCAATATCTGGATCTATTGGTGGAGGAGTGATTTCAAAGATTTCTGAAACTGCTGGTGATTCTGGAGGAACAAACGTTGAGGAACACTTCGTTCCTCCACCATCAGCAGCAATACCCGACTATCAAGGAATACAGCAAAAAAAGTTTAATGACATAAAAACAACTGTGATTGCTCTTGATGATAATTTTGAAAGAGAATATATTGATAAGATTAACCATAAAAAAAATGAAATAGTAACTCTTTCGGGACAGTTATTTGCTTTAGTTAACCAAACAGGTGTAAACTATCCTACTGCTAGTGAAAGACTTGCAATAACCACTGCAGCAGCATTTGGAGACACTGCAGAAAATGCTGTGTACATGGCAGGTATTTCTACATTCATTTATCCCACTGGTTGTGACTCTGACAGTGGAACTTGTATTCCAAATGTAGATTGCTGTTTAGTTGGAGTCAAAGGCACTGTTTATCCAGACATTCTTGCTGCTTCACACTTCCCAAATCTATCTTCCGGAACACAAAGTGCATCAGGAATACTCCCAGCAGGAGAGAATGATAGAACTTTTATTAGAGTATCAAGGAGTACATCGGGGTCAGGTGCGTATGCATCTAGCACTTTAGGTATTGGACAAACTCTTTATGCATCTAATGATGCCAACTATCATGGTGCTGTGGGTGTCGTGACATCACAAACTGAGATTGGAACTTATTACTTCTTTGATGATGCATCCCAAGTAAACAGTGGCTATGCTTCTTCTATTACATCAATAATGAGTGAGATTACTACACTTAGGAGCGATTTAAATTCTAAGATCACTGATAATGCAAGAGCATTGAGAGAACGCAAGCACCAGGAAGAACTCAATACGTGGTTCATGGATGCTGGATACAGAATCGATAGCGTAAAAGACTATCAGAGTGGTATGAATGCATTAGAGGACAGTGATATTGCTGACCCAATCAAAGCATATGATGGTTGACACGGTGACCTGACCACCGTATAATAACAAGGTAATCAAACGAACCCTATGCAAGAAGAGTACCTGACACGCTGTGTCGTCGATCCCGTGTCCCGTAAGTTCTTTCTTTATTCTAATGAGGGTGAAGAACGTGTCGTAGATTGTGATACCGTGGATCAGTTTATGGCAGTGCTTGAGTTGGTACGTGACAAGTGTGATGAAGATACACTTGCGTATGCTGACCCCCTGACCAAAAACGAGCTTTAATTCCAAAAAAGGGGTGAAAAAAATCCCGGCAAAAATTTGACCCCATTACTTTTTTATGAATTATTATTCGCCTACCCTTTACAAAGAAATCCTAGAGTGCTACGATTATGAGACCAGAAACCCGACAATCTATGGAAATGTTATTCGCGGCGAAGTGGAATTTGCCCAAAGCAGCAAAGAATGCGGGTCTGACCAACAAGGAGATGAAAATCACCTTTAACGAATATTGCACTTTTCACCCTCCTACTTGGCAAGGGGAGTGATTCTTTGGGAGCGTGGCGGAATCGGTAGACGCACCAGACTTAAAATCTGTTGAACATTAAGTTCGTGGGGGTTCAAGTCCCCCCGCTCCTATTGCTCCACTAAATATAGTGGGGTACACTATAAGTGTCATGAAGTACCAAATCGAAACCGAATACGCTTGGTATGACACTCAGGAAGGAAGCAAAGTCATTCTCGTATATATGATACAGAATGTCCCTTTTACTTTCGATGAACTTCCCGAGATCGCAAGAAATCTTCCAGAGGTAACTCAATCTGCCAATGGAAACAAACGATGGTCTACAGAGGAGATGTATAAGGCAAGTATGTATCTTATGATGGAAGAATGTCATCCTATGATGTATGAGTTAGAGATTGAGAATCCCGAACTCCTACCAGTAGATTAACGCCAACTTAGCTCAGCTGGATAGAGCAGGGTTTTTGTAAAGCTCAGGTCAACGGTTCAAGTCCGTTAGTTGGCTTATTAAGAGGTATTATGAAGATTAACCTTTGGTATTCTAAAAGTATGGAACAGTGGAGATGGACTCTCTGCGAAGAATTTAAGAATGGAGTAACAAAGATAGAGCAACATTCGGGGTCTCAATCGGTGCTAAGAGACGCTATGAACGACGTTGCAAATACAGTAGAATATATCTTAGAATCAAAACAAAAATAAGTAATAATACTTAAATGAAAAGTGATTTTTATATAGATAGAGTAGATAAAGAGGAAGTAAAAGACCTTCTTTATACTCATCATTACCTGAAAGATGAATCGAAAGATTTTAAATCGGGATATAACTATGGACTTTTCAAGCATCCTGAATGGGAATGCCCTCTTAATATTGGCGGGTGTCTTGGTGTTTGTATTTTTACTGGGTTCCCAGCTCCAGAAATTGCCGTAGGAGCTTTTGGTTTAAAGAGAAATCAACAGCAGGGTTTATTTGAACTTTCAAGATTGTGTATAGACCCTCACATACAAAAGGAAGAATATAACATCACATCATGGTTCGTTAGTAAATGTATTAGGAGATTTAGAAATGATACAACTGTTCGTGCTATTCTTAGCTACGCTGACTCTGCTCACCACACTGGAACTATCTACCGTGCTTGCAATTTTAACTACTTCGGGTTGACTGACCCTAAAAAAGATTTCTATTATACTGATGGAACAAAACATTCCCGTGGTCCTGTGAAAGGTCAAGAGGGTGAGTGGAGAGAGCGAAGTAGAAAACATCGTTATTTGATGGTTTTTGACAAAAAGTTAGAGGTCTTGTGGAAACCAGAAAAGTATGCTACTATATAAGTTCCTTCCGTGTGAAAAGTGGCACTCTGTGCTAATCATGACCTGCCTTCGGGCAGGTTTTTTTATGGATAAATAATCCATAACAAGAACTATAAGTGTAATAAGATGGGTCTTTCCAGATTAGATAATTTTCTGAAGTCTACCCGTGGAACCATTCTCTATGTTGATCCTAGTAGTCTGGATGCTACAGACAGTGTAGAAAATACGGGCAATTCATTAACTCGCCCCTTCAAGACGATTCAGCGTGCTTTAATTGAGTCTGCTAGATTCTCCTATCAGAGAGGATTGGATAATGATAGATTTGGTAAGACAACCATTCTTCTTTATCCTGGTGAGCATACTGTCGATAATAGACCTGGATTGATTCCTTTTGCTGCAAATTCATATTATTTTAGAAATGGTGGAACAACAAGTGATCTCTCTCCATTTGATATTAATTCAAATTTTAATTTAGATTCTCCTAACAACGAACTTTTCAAGTTAAACAGTATTCATGGTGGAGTTATTCTGCCTAGAGGTACGTCTATTGTTGGTCTTGATCTCAGAAAAACAAAGATTAGACCAAAGTATGTTCCAGATCCAACCAATGCCAACATTGAAAGATCTGCTCTCTTCAGATTAACTGGTGCTTGCTATATCTGGCAGTTCTCCATGTTTGATGGAGATCCAAATGGTGTTATCTATAAAGATTATACTACAAATACTTTTGTTCCCAACTTCTCTCACCACAAACTGACCTGTTTTGAATATGCTGATGGTGTAAATGACGTTGATATTGATGATACATTTTTAACATATTCGACAGATCGAACTGATCTTGATATGTACTATGAAAAAGTTGGTCTTGTATATGGACAAGCATCTGGTCGTCAGATCTCTCCAGATTATCCAAGTGCTGGTCTTGATATTCAACCAAAAATTGATGAGTATAGAATTGTCGGACCAACTGGTGGTAATCTTGAAATAGACTCAATTAGTTCCAGCGGAACAGTTGTAACAGTAAATCTAAAAACTGCTGCTACAGGATTAGAAGTTGATACTCCTTTTAGAATTCAAGGAGTTTCTGCAACTGGTTATAATGGAAAATATGTTGTTTCAGAAAAACTGAGTTCAACCTCCATTACATACTCCGTTCAGAATGCACCCTCAGACGCAAGTCCATCAGCAACTGGAGCAACATTATCTCTCTCTTCTGATACTGTAACTTCTGCATCCCCATATATCTTCAACGTCTCTCTGAGATCTGTCTTTGGTATGTGTGGTATGCACGCCGATGGATCTAAGGCAACTGGATTCCGTTCCATGGTTGTGGCACAGTTCACTGGTATTGGATTGCAAAAAGATGATAATGCCTTTGTTCTCTACAACCAAGACACTCCATCTACTGGTGTATATGATGACAATACAAAGTCTGGTAATGAAACCATCAGCTCCAACTCTAGAGCAAGATATAAACCAGAATATAAAAACTTCCATGTAAAGGTATCAAATAACTCCTTCATTCAGGCAGTTTCGATCTTTGCTATTGGATATGCAGAGCACTTTGTAACCGAAAATGGCGGTGATATTTCACTGACCAACTCTAACTCTAACTTTGGTGCAAACGCACTGACCTCCTCTGGATTTAGAGAGGAAGCATTTGCACAGGACAACACTGGATATATTTCACACATTTACCCACCAAAAGAAATTCCTTTGACGGAATCTTCTTTTGAATTTACTCCCATTGATGTTGAAAAGACTGTTGGATTTTCATCAACTGGTTTCTTATTTGCATATGGATCATCAAACGAAGATGTACCACCAGAAAATGTCATTGAGGGATTTAGACTTGGTGCGAGAGCAAATGATCAATTAAAAGTTCTGATTCCTCAAGATGGTGTTACTAGTGAATTAAGTGCTAGGATCGTCATGGATGGTTCTACATCAACTGATGGACATGTAGTTGCAGAGTTCAGTTCAGAAAAATCATTTAATGTTAAAAGAAGTGCAGCAGGAATAAACAGTGTTGGTACTAATAGTGATGGTAATACTGCTAATGTAATTACTTTAGAGGGAGCTCACAACTTCATCAATGGAGAAACAGTTCGTGTTATTGGTGAAACAGGTCAGATTCCTGATGGATTAGAATCAAATACTGTTTATAATGTAATTACCACATCTTCAACTGGAATCAACACAAATACAAACATTAAACTCGCAAAAACTTTAAATGATGCATTAAATGATAATGAACTAACTCTTAACGGAAATGGTGGATTATTAAAAGTTGTAAGTAGGGTATCTGATAAAAATTCTGGAGACATTGGTCACCCAGTTCAGTATATTGGAACTGGAACTACCACTGGATGGTATGTTAATGTCTCTACCGCTGCCACGGAGAATACAATTTACTCCACATTGGTTGGACTAGGAACTACAGCACTTGGTGCTGCAACTCCCAGAACATTTATTAAAAGAAGAAATGATAATAGAGAATCCAATGATACTCTGTATAGAGTAAGATATGTTATTCCGAAAGATAGTTCTGTAACTGCAAGACCTCCCGTTGAAGGATTCATTTTACAAGAAACTAGTACATCTATCGGATCAACTAGTGAAATACCGAAGTACTTTGGTACGGGCAATCTTTCAAACAGAAATGACTTAAGAAACTTTAAATTCATCGCAAATGCAGAGTGGTCTGCAAATGTTGCTACAATTACAACAGAACTTCCACACAATTTAAGTGTTGGATCTCAAGTACAAATAGTTAATGTTAAGAGTACAAACAATACAACTGCGACTCAAGGTTCTGGATTTGATAGAAAACTTACTGTAGCAAGTGTTCCTAGTTCAAAGCAGTTTACTGCTGCTTTGACTGCAGATCCAGGAACATTTACCAATGATACTACAGTAAGGGATATCAATCTTCCTTATTTTAGAAGAGTAAAATATAATGACACTTATTATGTTTATAGAATTTCTGAATCTCAGAAATATATTGCTGGGGATCAAGATGGTGTCTATTATCTGACTCTTCTTAATGCATCTAACAAACCAACTGTTGAACCATTCACGACAGAGAAATACTCTCAACCAGTTAAGAGGATGTTCCCTCAAACTGATAGAGATAATCCTCTCTCAGATCCAAAATCCTCTCAATGTTTTGCTGACTCTCAAACTATTGGTCTTGTTGAAATCAATGATCCAAGAAACAGTATAACAAGAGAAACTGTTGATAAACTCGTTAAAGATGCAGATATTGGTGTTGGTATCACAGATATTCAATCTTCAACTGGAACTGCTCACACAATTCATACTACTATTGATCATGGATTAAATAGAATCCTGAAAGTTAATATCAATAGTGGTGGAACTCAGTATGGCACTGGTGGTGGATCTGAGGAAATTTATTACAATGCAAATCTTGTTTCCATCGGAGCATCTACAACTGGAACTAATGCAACTGCAAAAGTTACCGTAAGTGCTGCTGGAACCATTAGCGCATTGACCATAATGGATGGTGGTAGTGCATATGGCATTGGTAATACAATGCACATCACTGGTATCACCACAAATGGATCATCTGGACACACTCCTGCAGTTGTAGAAGTAGAAAAAATTTATGATAACGTAGGAGATGTTATTAGAATTTCTGGAGTTTCTTCAGAATCTTATGCCGCATACAATGATCTTTATCGCATTACAGGCATCAATACAGGATCAGACAAACAATTTAATGTAAGTTCTGCCTCTACTATTACAAATATTTCAGATGCAGTAGGATCTACTCTTACTTCTAATGCACATTTGTATTTGACTGGAGAATCTATTAAGGTCAGTAGTTTTACATACGACTCTATCTCTGGAGTTGCTACTGTCAATACATCTTCAGCACATGGATTGAGAGTTGACAATAAGATTAGAATCACTGGTGCAGGAAATACTGCTTATAATGGATCTTTTGTTGTTACTGAAAATGTAACTCAAACCAGATTCAAGATTAATATTGGTGTTGGAACCGAATCTCCAACTGAGTCCAGTTCCAATATTTTTGCACTTCCTGAAGGATTTACCTCTCAAAATGGTAATGTAACTGTTAATAATGAGAATACTGGCGGAAGAATGATCGCTCCTTATGCGGGCATTACTACCACTCTTTCTGGTTCTGTTACCACAGCAACTGGAAAAGTCTTTCCAATCCGTGATCTTAATAATAGTGGAAGTGATATCAGAATTGGTGACTATCTGCAAATTGATGATGAAATTGTAAGAGTTCAAAACACTGTACAACCTATTGATGCTTCCGTAACAGTTTATCGTGGTGTTCTTGCAACAAAAGCAACAACTCACGAACTTGGAGCAGTAGTCAAGAGAATCAAGCCATTTACTTCAGAACTCAGAAGACACTCTATCATTCGTGCTTCTGGTCATACATTTGAATATGTTGGATTTGGTCCTGGTAACTACTCTACTGCATTCCCAGACAAGCACGATAGAGCAATCACTAATGATGAGGAACTCTTAGCACAGTCTAACAAGAGAGAAGGTGGAATTAACTTCTACACTGGTATGAATGATAAGGGTATTTCATACTCTGGTAATAAGAAGTTAAGTACGATCACAGGTAGAGAAGAAATCTTCGATACTCCTGTGAGAACGATTACTGGTGAGGATATTCTTTCTGAACCAGCGATTAACGTTGTCACTCCTGTTGAAGGTATATTTGCAAGATCAGTTAAAGTTGAAGGTGGCCCAGATAACAATACAATATCTGAATTTAATGGTCCTATTGTTATTAATAATAAGGTAACTGTTAATTCTGCAAATGGATTAGAAACAAATACCCTTTTTGTCCAAGGTGATGCAACTGTTTCTAGAAACTATACTGTTGGAATTTCTGCTCCTGTATTGGCAGGAAACCCAGGTAATGTAATTTGGAAGGCAAATCCAGAACAAGGTGGAACTTGGGGTTATGTTTATACAACAGATAATGCCTGGCGTGCGATGGGTCCAATTAGTTTGGATAGAGACTTAAGAATATTTGTATTTGATAAAGTTGGAGTTGGAACAACCACACCAGGTTTAAACACACTTCAAGTTGGGTCTGGAACTTCCCTGTTTTCTGTAGATGGTGATGGTGTTGGTATTGGAACTACTGCAAATGGTTATTCACTTAACATTGAAGGTGATACTTTTATTGCTGGTGTTATAACTGCTACGAAGTTCGAGGGCGACGGTTCTCAACTCACTAGTGTAAACGTATCTGCTGCTGGTTGGACTAACATAACTGGTTCGGATGCTATTCTGTATAATACCGATCTGAATGAAGTTGGCATCGGAACATCAGTTGGCACTGGTTCTAATCTGACAGTTGGTGAGGTTGGTGCTGCTGGAACTTCCCTGTTTGTTAATGGTCAAGCAAGATTTGCTGGCATTGTCACTGCAAATAATGTAATAGTTACCGGATTCACCACAGTTACTGGTGATTATGCGATTGAAAATACTGGTGGTCAGATTATTGCAGGAATTGTTACCACAACTGACTTGGTTATTGGTGCTGCTCTCACTACATCCAGCAACCAGATTGGTCTTGGAACAGGGACACCAAGAGCATTGTTAGATGTTCAAGGTGTATTAAGAACAACTGCACTTGCAGAACACGTGGATAGTGGTCTTGATATAACTGGTACATCACCAAACCGTAAGGTAATTCTTGACCTTTCTAGATCCAGCGTATTTGAAATAGAGGTTGATGATAGTGTTGATGTATTTGAATTGCAAAATCCACCAACCGATGGAGGAACATTTACACTCAAGATCACCCAGAATAGCACTGGAGGACATACCGTTGATGTTGATTCATTCAAGGATCTTAACTTAACGACTCCGATACCAGTTTATTGGCCAGGTGGAGTTGTTCCAACGGTAACAACAACTGCAAGTAGAACTGACATTTATTCATTCAAGTTCTTTGATGGTTCTTCAATTACAACTGTCGGTATCTACGGTGTAGTTGGAGGTCAGAACTTCTCATGAGTCCTTTATTCCCTAGTATTCAATCAGACTTGGACCTTAACGGTCCAATTCTGTCATTCTCTACTCAACCCGTTGGCACTTCCTGTAGCGTAGCATCAGGAATTGCCACTTTTATTGGTATAGCAACAGCAACATTCCCAGCATCACAAACTGAAAGAGATACTAATACAGGAACAGTAACACATCAATGGTACAACGGAACAACTGCTTTATCTGATGGAACAACTAATGGAGTAACTATAACTGGATCTGCAACAACAACTTTAACCTTATCAGGTTTAACTAGTCCATTACCTATCAGTGGACAAGTGTTTGTGCAAGCAGGGTATGACCCAAATGAGTTATCACCAAATGCTATTAATGAACCACTAAATTCTGATAGCGCAGATCTCACAGTATTTCCAACCATTTCTATAGACACTCAACCACAAGATACGACTGTTGTTGAGGATATTGAGACATCATTTTCTGTTGATGCATCAACTACAGATGGAAGTGACTCTGATTTAAGTTATCAGTGGTATTTAAATGGCAGTGAAATATCTGGAGCAACATCATCAATACTTTCTATCACCAGACCAGATCCAGGTTTAGATAAAGTTTATTGTGCGGTATCTCATCCCACAGCACAACCTGGTATTGTAACATCCACAGAGGCAAACTTAGATGTTGCCTCTGCAAGAACATATATTACATGGGAAAAGATTGGAAATGGTACTAGACAGGAGCAAGGTGCAAGAGATTTGGCAACTGCAGGACGATTTTGGGCAAGGGCGAGAACAGATATTAATGCTAGAATTATACAAATTTTCTCTCCAGAAAAAGATGTTGATGTAAAGATTACATTGGGTGGCGCGAAAGGAGCTGATAGGTTTAGTCGTAAAGGTGGAGAGGGTGGTGTCGCAGTCTTTAAAATGACATTAAAACAAAACACCGAATACACTGTAAAATTGGGCATTAATTCTTACCAAGGTGGTGGTCCTAGGGGTGGTATCAATGGTGGTGGTGGATTGGCAGTAATATATGAAAAGGCAACCGTAATTGCGGTCTGCGGTGGAGGCGGTGGAGCAGGAACTGGTGGAAGAGGTGGAGATGGTGGCGGATGTAATGTCGCAGGAGAGCGTGGTCAGAATGGTGCTGCTGGAGGAGCATTTATTGGAGTAGATCAACTTCCTCCTACAGGAATAACTCAGGCAGGTAGAACGGGTTTTAGGGACTTTGATAATGGTTCTAGTGGAAGTGGACGATTGAGTGGATGTACAATTGGTAAGTATTGGAACCAACAAGGCAAATCTCCATGCGAAGATGTTGGAACTGGAATAGCATTTTTAGGTAGTAATGGACAAGTTCTGTCAAATACCACTAGCACTGCCACTGGTGGTATTGTTAGAGGATATAAAACAGGTCAAGGACATCGTAATAATGGTGGTGCAGGAAGTGGCAATGGTGGCGGAGGTGGTGCTGGTGCTAGAGGTGGTCAAGGAAGTAATAATGGTGGTGGCGGGGGTGCTTCTGGATATATTAGATCTGGTGGATTAGGTGGAGCGATAACACTTCTTGACAGCACTACTCTTCCAGGTGGAAAAGAACTTGGTGGTAATGATGATGTTGCATTTATTTCTGTGGAAGCATTCTCTAATGATGATAAAGATCCATTTATTCCACCTAAAACTAGTATCACTAGTACAAGAACGGTTAACTGGAGACCCAGTAGAAATGCAGGTGATAGGAACACTTTAGAATTTAGAAGGTTAAGTGGAAATGGTCCAGAGTTCCTAAGATTTGGACCCAATGCTGATCAACTTGCTCAAAATAGTCAAATTGTAGGAGGCACCGTTTATCAACTTTTCAGTGCTAATAATGAAAATGGAAGAGGATTGACGCTTAGGATACAAAATAATGTTTTACAAGGAGCTGATAATCCAGACAATCTGAATTATGGCAATATCCAGATCAATCCAGATCAGGGTGTATTTTCATCTGGTTCGACTTTACCTGTTAAGATTCAAGGAACTGCTGGAGAGGGTAGCAATCCACAACCAAATATAAGATGGACAGCCAATTGGTGAGTGTATAAATAAACATATAAAATAAGCGGGGGAGAGTGAACCCGAATGGCAGTCAATAAGAATTTTGTCGTTAAAAACGGGTTGGAGGTCAACACTGACCTCATTCTTGCTAATGCCGATACAACTCAAGTCGGTATTGCAACGACAGCTCTAGAATACACTCTCCATGTAAATGGTGGGGTAGGTGCCACTGACTCTTATGTCAGTGCTGCTTCTACTGTTATCGGAAACTTCCAAGTTGGTACTGGAGGCACTGTCTTCAGTGTTGATCCAGTATCAGGAATTGGATCTGTAGGTGTAGGAACCGCATCTCCCGCATATTTACTTGATGTCCGTTCACCAGTTTCTACTGGACAAACGGCACTTTATGTTCAAGGTGATGTCAGAATCACTGGTGATCTTAACATTGATGATATCACTCTTGATGATGCAACACTGGAAGACTTAACAGTCACTAAGACTATTAATGTTACTGGTGATGGAACTCTTAATGTTACTGGAATCACTACCCTTGCCTCATCTGGTGGTATTACAACCACTGGTGGGGATCTTTATGTTGGTGGTGATTTATATGCTGGTAGAAATCTTAACATCACTGGTATTACCACTGCTACCGATAAAGAGATCTACAACCAGTTTGATATTACTAATAATGGATCTGGTTACTATGAATTTGCTGCTACTGGAATCGGATTTACTCAAGCTACGAGTAATCCGACATTATACATTCAAAGGGGTAAAAACTATAGATTCTCAGTAAACGCATCTGGACATCCATTCTACATTAAAACTGTCAGTTCCACTGGAACTGGCAATGCATATGAAGATGGAGTCACTAACAATGGTGCTGCAGTAGGAATTATTACTTTTAAGGTTCCTTATAATGCACCTGATATTCTTTATTATAATTGCCAATATCACTCTTCGATGAACGGAGAAATTCGTGTTGGTGGAGCAGGTGCTGGTGTTGGTGTAGGTTCTGAAGGAACTTTCATCGGTGCTGGTGCAACAATGATTGACTTTAAGACGACAACTGGAACTAGTATCAACTCAGTTGATATAAATGCAGGTATCGCAACAGTCACCATTCAACCTGGTGTCTCTATTGGACTCGCAATAGCTCTTGGCGGTTAATTTAATAAATACTCATAACACTTAAAGGAAGATGGCAGAATCTTTTTCAAATGCAATAGTAAGAGCGGCGGGGATTGTGACTATCTATAGCGGTAGTACAATTGCAGCAGGAAGTACATCAATCACCGTTACTGCTAACACCGGTATTGGTGTTTCTGATTTGGTTGATAATGCAAACTTTATTGCTGGAACGAAAGTTCACTCTATTGACGGAACCACTATTTTTGTGGATCGTACTTCCACGAACACAGCAAGTGCTACTAATCAGGTCGTAAGATTTCTCACTGCCACGACGGCATACACCTCTCCTGCTTCTACTAAATCTATTCTGGTTGGCGGAACTTTTGCAAATAATACAACCAACTCTGTCAACTTGACAATTGAACTTTATGATAGCAGTGTTGGAGTTACTTCAACAGGGTCTGTTGCAATCGCAAGTAAGATTCCTGTTCCTGCTGGATCTTCCTTCGTTATCTCTGATACAGGTAAAACTGTGATGGAAGGTGGAGATCAACTCAACATTTATTGTGATTCTGCAAACGCAATTGACGCAAGTATTAGCATTTTGACAGGAGTTAGCTAATGCCAGATAGAAACGGTTATATTGGAAGAGCACCTAGTGACTCTACAGTTACAGTCTCAAGGCAAAGTTATACTGCTAGTGGAGTTACAACAGACTTTACATTTACTTCTGGATATACCCCAGGATACTTTGATGTCTATATCAATGGCGTAAAAATGATAGAAGGAAGTGATTACACTTCCTCTGATGGAGCAACATTTTCAATATTAAATGGTGGAGCACAAGACGGAGACGCACTTGAGGCAGTAACATATAAAGCATTTAATGCTGCAACGATTGATTCTGCATCAGGTAACTTTACAGTTGGTGGTAACCTAACTGTAAACGGAACTTCTACACTTGGAGCAGGAACATCAGTTTCTTTTGCGACAACAGCATTTGGCCTTAGTGGCACTCCAGATATCACTGTTAATGATATTACTGCTAGTGATATTACCGCTACTGGTATTATAACTGCTGGAACTGCTGGAGTTGGAAAAACTAGTTATTTAGAAAATCTTACTCTTGAAGTGTACAGTGAAAAACTAATTGATGTCGGAAATCTTGGAGGGTCTTATACATATAATCTTGCGAATGGAAATTGGTTCAAGGCAACACTAGATCAATCCTGTGCTTTTACATTTGATTATACAAATGCTCCATCTCAAGTATATTCTTTTGTTATTCAATTAAAAAATGGTAGTGGAGGACCTTTTAGTATTACATGGCCAGCATCAGTTGAATGGTCTGCAGGAGTAACCCCAACCAGAACCACTACTGATGGAAGAACAGATATTTGGTCATTTATCACTAGTGATGGTGGCACAAACTGGTTAGGAAATTTAAATGTTGTTAATTATAATGTCTAATACTTATGAATGCAAAATATAATCAATTCATTGGGATGTATGAGAATGTATTTCCAGAATACTTCTGTCAGCATTTAATTGATGAATTTGAAAGACTGAATCGTAGTGGAATTACTTCAAATCGAAAACAAAGTGAAGGTGCGAACAAAACTTATAAAGATGATACTCACACCTTCTTAAATTACAAAGATTATAATTTGTCATCTTTTAATGATAAATCATCTTTCAAAATATTTTGGGATGGTTTACAAGAGTGTTTTAGTGATTATGAAGAAGAATATGACATATTGAAGGGCATAAACATCATATGCAATAATATTAAAATTCAAAAAACTGATCCTGGATCAGGATATCATGTTTGGCACTGTGAAAGAAATCATACAGATGGAAATGAAAGAAGAGAACTTGCTTATGCCATTTACTTAAATAATATTGATGAAGATGGGGCAGGTGAAACTGAATTTTTATATCAACGATTGAGAATACCACCAAAAGAAAATACTTGCATCATATGGCCTGCGGGATTTACACATCCACATAGAGGTAACGTTGTTTATGGAAATAAATCTAAATATATCATAACTGGGTGGTTTCATTTAGGATAATCAATGCCAATTAACAAAGTTATTCTAAGCCCGCTAGACGCTAGAGCAGGGGAATTCTCACAGACATTCAATGCTCCTGGTACTTGGACTGCTCCTACAAGAATTTCTGGTGTAAGAGTTACTGGACAAGGTGCTTCAGGAAACGATGGTAATGCTGGATCTGGGGGAGCTGGTGGTTCCGCAGGAAATCCTGGCAATCCTGGAACTTTTGGAACTGGTGGTGATGCTGGATTTGGAAATTCAGGAAATGATGGTGGTGGAAACGCAGGATCTCCTGGTCGCGGCGGCGGTGGTGCTGGAGGCGGCGGAGGAGGCGGCGGAGGCGGCGGTGGTGGTCCTAGCAATAATAGTGGTGGAAATCCTGGATCTGGTGGAAATCCTGGAAATCCTGGAAATCCTGGATCTGGTGGTGGTTCTGGTGGTACTGGATCTGGTGGAGCAGGTGGTGGTCCAGGCGGAGTTGGAACTCCTGGTGGATCAGGTAATAATGGTGAACCTGGATTCGATGCGGCAGATAATGCACAAAATGGAAATCCTGGTGCAGCAGGTAGTGGTTTTACTGGCAATAGCGGAACTTTTGTTCAACCCGCTAACTTCAATGGAAATCCTGGAGTCACTGGAAATCCTGGAACAGGAAGAACTTTGGGACAAGCGGGAACTCCAGGTAATCCAGGAAATACTGGTGCATCATCGAGTGCTTTTGGTGTAATATTCTCTGGTGGAGCTGGTGGTTCTGCTGGACTTGCTAATGCTGGAAATGATGGAAATAATGGAGCTGGTGGTTCTGCAGGAAATGCTGGCAATCCTGGCAACCCTGGAACAGTAGGAAGTGGTGGATCTGCTGGTAGTGGAGGAACTGGTGGTTCTGGCGGAAATGGTGGAACAGCAGGTAAACGCGGTCACCGTGGAGAAGGATCACCTGGAAATAATGGTGGTTCATATGGACGATTTGACTCAAACCCACATGAAGGTTTTGGTGGAAACCCTGGCGGTGGTCGAGGTGCAAAAGGTAACTCTGGTGGTGGTGGTCAAGGCACTGCTGGCGGTTCTGGTGGATCTGGTGGATCTGGAGGTGGTGGCGGACCTGGTGGCGGTACTGGTGGATCTGGTGGGAATGGTGGAGACGGCGGTGCTGGCGGAAATGGAAATGGACCTAATAGCTACGGCGGAGGCGGTGGTGCTGCCGGCGATGGTGGAGGCGGAGGCGGCGGTGGTGCCGCTGGAAACGCTGGAAATCCTGGTGGTACTGGAAATCCTGGGTCAACTGGAACTGCTGGTAATCCTGGATCTGGTGGTGGAGCAGGTGGAGCAGGAAGTGATGGAAATCCTGGAACTGGTGGAGCAGGTGGAGCAGGTGGAACTGCAAATCCATCAACAAGTTTTCCTGTTGCAATCACTCCAGCAACAACATATCCAATCACAGTTGCTCCTGGTGGATTCGTAACTGTCACTTGGGATATAAATAATCAGGTATAGAATTAGTTATTGATTTATGTCGAAGAAAAAAAGAATTGAGAATGAGGATGATAAAGTATTCACGGAATCATCAACCAGAAAAAGAATTAATGAACTTTATGAAGAGAATGAACTCGACTCAATGAATTCATTGAGACATCGTGCTCGTTCTATCACTTGTGGAACAGCATTTGGTGGTGTTGTTGAGGTTTCGATGCGTACAGAAAATAACTTCATGTATGCTCAAATGCAACCAACTGAATGTATTGAGTTTATTGAACAACTCGCAGCTGGTGTTGGTGTAGAGATTGCAATGAGACCAAAGGTTGATTTTGCATCTTGGCGTGGATGGGAAGAAGTTATTGACCAAAGAATTGGTTTTGACAAGATTGCTTGGAAGGGTGCAGCCGCGTGGCAATTAGACGGAAAACATATAGAAGAGCAACGTAAAAGGTTGTATGGTGAAAAGGAAGAACCAAAAGCACTTGAGGAATCAAAACCCAAAAAGAGAACCAGAAAAAAATCTGAGGAGACAGAAAAATGAGTTATTACACTTATGTAAATAAAACTCTAACAAGAATTGATGATTTGGTTCAAAAACTTCCAGAAAACTGGAAAAATGTCAATGGATTAAATTTATTTTCAGATGAAAAATTGTCTGATATGACTTGGGCGGGATATCCCGACTATGCATGGGTCCCTTTTGAAACTTTTGATTTTACTGGTTATTCACATGAACCAGAATGGTTGGAAATTAGTAAAAATAATATAAAGGCAGAGATTAGAAGAGAAAAGAAAACAAAACTCGTTGAAGTTCTAACATGGAATGGAAAAAACTTCATCCCAGATAATGATACAAAGGTTGGATTATCATTAATTGTTTCTTCAACTAGTGCAGATACTGATACGTTCTCTTGGGATTTTATTGGTGAAACAGCAACGATAACAAAAGCAGATGCACAACAGATAGTTAATTTTATTAATCAATATTCAAATGATGTTAGTGCTATTCAAGAAGAAGTTGCACAAAACATTAACAGTGCTGATACGATTACAAGTCTACAAGCGGTCAATTTTGTTCCTTCTTGGCCATCAACTATTTTTTCTGAATAAAGATGATTCTATGCTTGACTTTGACATAAATAACCAAAGGATTGCTATAATCCTAAATATCTAAAATTTACAGTCAATATAAAAGATGGCTCATTTTGCACAACTAGATGAAAACAATGTGGTAACTCAGGTCATTGTTGTGAGCAACGATGACACATCCGATTCCAACGGCGTAGAAACCGAAAGCATTGGTGTTGCTTTCTGTCAGAAACTCCTTGGTGCTGATACCAACTGGAAGCAGACCTCTTATAATGCTAATATGAGAGGCAACTATGCAGGTATTGGATATACCTACATGAGCAATGTTGCTACTTTAGGTGTTGCTTCTACTGATATCTTTATCAGTCAGCAACCTTATGCTTCTTGGACTGTTGGTGTTAACACTGCACAATGGTATTCACCACTTGGAGATGCACCTGCTCTGACTGATGATCAAAGAGCAGCAGGTTCTTATTACACCTGGGATGAATCAGCATATCAAGCAGATACTTCAGATCCGAAAACAGCAGGATGGACACTCACCACTCCTGAATAATCACAAGGAGGGTTTAAGACCCTCCTTTTTTTATTGACATAAATAACTAAAAAAATAAATGCGATGGCAATAGGCAATCCTATAACATTAACAAATAATGTTGCGTCTAAAACCATCAGTGTAACTGCAACAGCAGATCAAACTCTGTTTACAGTCACTGGTGGTTATCGCATCAATCAACTTGCTGTATTCCGTAATGGTGTAAGACTGGTTGATGGGCAAGATTATACTGCAAGAGATGGTTCTTCAGTTACTTTATTAACTGCATCGAACGAAGGTGATACTCTTGAGTTTCAGATCTTTGATGATTTTAGAATTGCAAATGCGATTCAACCAGATGTAAGCACTCAAACAATCAGTGGTGAACTGAATGTTACTGGTGGTATTAATATTGGTATTCAGTCTGCAAGCACTAACATCACAACTGGTGTTATCACTGCACTGAATTTTGTTGGTGCTGGTAATACTCTTGAGTATAACTCTTCTACCAAAACTGTTGACATCAGCATTGCTGGTGGAGGCGGTGGAGGACTTGGCACTGCTATTAAATATGCCGATGGTGCTACTGCATCACCATTCAGTTATATTGATAGATTTGCTCAGGTTAGGGAGGATATGTTGCTTGATACCTCTAGTGCAGGTCTGAGTACATCTATTATTGTTAGTGTCACACCTAACATTGAAATTAATTCTGGTGCTGCGGTTACTGTTGGTGCTGGTAAGACCATGATTATTGATATCCTTCAAATCGGAGACCTCTGATGTCAGATTTAAGAGTAACTAATTTAAGAGGAAGATCATCTGGCACTCCACCCACAATGCCTGATGGTGCCATTGTAACTGGTGTAGCAACTGCAACTCAGTTTAGTGGAGACCTTGTTTCTACTGCATCAACAATTACCACTGCAACTGTTACCACTGCAACTGTTACCACTGCTGTTGTTGGAACTGCAAACACACTTTCAACTGGTGGTATCAATGTTACAGGTATTGTTACTGCGACATCATTTGAAGGATCTGGAAGTAACCTCACTGGAGTAGAGGGAACTAATGTTCTGAAGGCAATGCTCTTCGTCTAAATAAAACTAAAACGGGAATACAATGGCTCTTGCACAGGTAGGTTTAGGTAGTATCTTCCAGGTTGGTGCTGCATCTACACAAGTGGTTTACACTGTGGGTTCGGCGCAAACTGCGTATATTCGCGCAATCGAACTTCATAGTTTGGATTCAAATTCTACTCTAAACGCACAAATTCATATCGTTCCTACGACTGGCAGTGGTGCCATTGGAACAGCATCGTCGATTACTAGAATCGCAAGACTTGGTATTTCAACAGAAGACACATATTTCTTTGAGAATGCTTACCCTATCACATTAAACGATAATGGTGATAGTGTTTTGATTTACAATGAGAGTTCATCTGAGGCATTAAACGTATTGGTCCTTGGTGATAGAGAGGGTTGATAAATGGCAGGAAGAAGTTCTCAAGCAGATAATAGAGGATCTGACCTCTTAGGTTTTTTAGTAAGTGGAAAAGGAAGGCAGTTTCATACTTATAGAGATGCTGCATATGAAGCCGCAGCCAGTTTATCAGCAACTGGTGGTATAATTAGTGATTTTACTGTTGGATCTGATGTTTATAGAGCTCACATCTTTACATCATCAGGAACCTTTACTGTAAACAACACAGCAACTGGAGAATTTACCAATAATGTAGATCTCCTCATAGTAGGTGCCGGAGGCGGTGGTGGTGGAGACAATAGTGGTGCAGGTGGTGGAGGAGGTGTTCTCCTTAAAAATGATTATGTTACTGCTGAGTCTCGATCTTATACTATAACCATCGGTGCTGGTGGAGGTGGTGGTAATGGTAATGATGCTGGTGGTGGAGTTGGAGGAGCTACTGGGGGCGATACCACATTCTTAGATCCATCTGGACCAACAACATACACCGCAGGCGGTGGTGGTGGTGGTGCTGGATATCCTGGCACCGACGCTGGCGATGGTAATCCTAATGGCGGATGTGGCGGTGGTGGTGGTCAAGGTCCATCGGGATCTTCGCCATCCACTCAGGGTGGATCTGGACAAGCAGTTCCATCAACTTTCGATAATCCATATTCAGCAAGAGCTGGTGCTGATTCAACTGGTTCCGGTCCAGGCACTCATGGTGGAGGTGGTGGTGCCGGTGCTAGTGCAACCAATCAAAATGGTGGTGATGGATATCAAGCACCAAATTTCTTAGGAACTCCTTACTATTTTGGTGGTGGCGGCGGTGGTGCTGTTTATGGTCCTAATAATACCGATGGTGGTGATGGTGGTCTCGGTGGAGGTGGTGGTGGATCATTAAATCCTGCACCTGCTTCCTATAATCAAGGATCTGGTGGTGGTAGTAGTTATGGTGCTGATGGTCAAGATGGAAATGATAGATCAACAGGATATGGTGGACATGGTGGAGCTAGCACCGGAGGCGGTGGAGGTGGTGGTGGAGCAAACTTACACAATAGTGCAGGAGACTTTGGTGGAAATGGTGGATCAGGCATTGTATTAGTTAGATACATAATTGGATCAACTCAAACAGCAAAAGCATCTGGTGGTGTAGTTAGTTTTTATAATAATAAAACCATTCATGTGTTCAATAAGACTGCAACATTCACCGCACCCGCATCATTTAGTGAAACCGTAGATTATGTAATTATTGGCGGAGGCGCATCAGGAGGAAGGGCTCCCACATATGGTGGTGGTGGCGGAGGTGCTGGTGCCGTAAAAATTGGTCAATTAACAATGACTGGACCATTCGCATCTACGTTTACTATTGGTGCAGGTGGATCTGGAAGTAAAGGAACCAATAGTGCAGGTCAAGATGGATCTAATTCTGAGTTAGCTTGGCCTGGAACAAATGTCTCCGCCGATGGTGGTGGTGGAGGTGGTTCAGCTAATAATGCTAGAAATGGTGGTTCAGGTGGTGGTGGATATTATAATGGAAATCCTGGAGGAACTGGAACTGGTGATCCATTCCCAGGTAGTGCTCCATTTACATCACCCGCTAATGGTTGGGGAAATAACGGAGCAGATCACAATCCTGGACCTGGCGGTGGCGCTGGAGGCGGTGGCGCTGGAGGCACCGGAGGACAAAATCCAGGTTCAGGACCTCCTGGTGGTGGACTAGGTGGAGAAGGTATGAGACTTCCACCTGATTTCCATGATCCAAACTCAGGATTAGGACAACCGGGCCCTGGTGGATCGTATTATGTTGCTGGTGGAGGTGGAGGTGGTTCTACTTCTGGTGGTTCAGGTACGGGAGGACCAGGTGGATCTGGTGGAGGAGGAAAAGGTGGTGGAAATGCATTATCACCTGATCCCCGTGTAGGACTTACAGGTGCCGAAAATACCGGAGGTGGTGGAGGAGGAGCAGGTCCATCTGATGCTTCAAGTAAGGCAGGAAATGGCGGATCTGGACTCATTCTCATCGCATACCCAACCTGATAAATACCTAAAAACATAAACTCATGTCAAAGTTACAAGTTGATGATATTGTAAATAAGGATGATACATCTGCCGTTGGTTTTTCCAAGGGTGCGATTGTCACTGGAGTTGCAACTGCCACAACTTTTGATGGTGCATTAACTGGTGATGTAACTGGTAATATCACAGGTAATATCAATGCATCATCTGCATCTGGCATCAGTACGGTTGGTATCTTGACTGCATATTCATCAATCAAAATTAATGTCGGTGGAGGGTCTACTGAGATTGCAACCGAATTAAGTAATAAAACATCACCAGGCAAGGCAATTGCATTGTCTATGGTGTTCGGTTGATAAATAAACAAAAGAGGTATTGTAGGAAATGGCTGCACCGAATATTGTAAATGTTGCGACTATCACGGGCATAACAACATTTATTGCTGGAATCAATACTGGTGGTGATGGTGGACCTACTCCCATCAATACTGCAGGTGTAACCACCATCGTTTCTAATGCTGCCGCAAGTGGTAAAGTACTGAAGATTAATAGTTTGGTTGCTGCTGGTGTTGGTCAAACAACAGGAGTAACGGTAGAGATTTACGACAAAGCAACTGCAACTGGTGCAGCAAATAC